ACTGGTATGGAAGCCTTAGGTAGAGGACATGATTTTAATAAGTTCATGACTTTCATGAGTGTAGTAGGGCAAATACCTGACGCTATGGGATACATGAAGATTAATCAATGGCTAGTAGCGATAGCAACAAGTTTAGGTATCGACACTACTGGACTTATTAAGACTGATGAAGAAATTCAACAAGAACAACAGCAAGCTATGGAAGCTCAACAGGAGCAAGCCTTAGTAGAACAGGCTATGTCAAGCACTATGAATGAAAGCGAGGTAACACAATAGGTGGACATTACAGTTAATTCACAAAATAACACTCAGATTGTAGACGCTCAGCCACCACAGAAGCCTACAGTCGACAACCAACAACAACAGGTAAACACTGAGCCAGCTCAACAGCAACAAGTAGAAAACACAAATACAGAGGCAACAGCTACGACACAAGTTGACGCTCAGACAAATACAGTGCAAGAAGCAATGGCTCAGCAAAAGCAGACAACTGAGAAGCTAACTGAGGACTTAGCACAACGCAATGTAGACTTTAAAGCTCTTGAAGAGGAGTACACAAAAAATGGTAATTTGTCGACTGCTTCTTTAGAAGCCCTAGCGAACGCTGGATATCCTAAGGAAGTTGTAGACGCATACATCAATGGTGTAGAAGCAACTCAAGAGAAATTCTACAACGCAGTAGTCGGCTTTGCAGGTGGCGAAGATGGGTACCGACAAGTAGCTCAATTCGTGCAGTCTCAAGGTCAACAAGCAATCGACAACTTTAATAGTGCAATTAATGGAGGCAACTTAGGTGTAATCAATATGGTTATCCAAGGGGTCAAAGCGAATATGCAGGCAGTTAATGGCACAGCTAATAGTACTATCTTAGGTCAAACTACAGGCGGTACTACAGCGAACACAAATGCTTTCCAAACGAAGCAACAAATGGTAGAGGCTATCAGTGATCCACGATACTCTACAGACCCACTCTACAGAAAACAAGTAGAGACAAAAATTATGAACAGTGATTTTACAATGTAAAAGGAGACAAATTAATTAATGGCTGGAGTAACAAATTATCAACAACAAGGTGCTAAACAAAACACAGGCGATCAATTAGCCTTATTCTTAAAAGTATTCAGTGGTGAGGTTTTAACAGCTTTCACACGAGCTTCTAAAGTAATGAATAACCACATGATTAAAACTATTGACAGCGGTAAGTCTACATCTTTCCCTGTAATGGGTCGTAGTAAAGCTCACTACTTGCCAGCAGGTTCTAACCTTGATGACTTGCGTGAAGCAATTCCACACAACGAAGTAGTAATCAACATTGATGGCTTATTGACTTCCGATGTATTGATTACGGATATTTTCGAGGCTATGAACCATTACGATGTTCGTGGTGAGTACGCTAAACAATTAGGCGAAGCATTGGCAATCGCCGCCGATGGAGCTACAGTAGCAGAAATCGCTAAGTTGGTTAAAGCAAACACTGAGAACATTACTGGTTTAGGTAAAGGTATTGTCGTAGAGAAAACCATTACAGGTGGTGCTGGTATTAATTACGAGACTGGTAAAGCGGTAATTGATGGCTTGCTTGAAATGAAAGCTAAATGGACTACTCAATACGTTCCTGAAGAAGAACGCTTTGCATACATCACACCTGAAGTAGAAAGTGCTATCATCACTTCTAAAGACGCTATCAACCGAGACTATGGTGCAGTAGCTTCTATTGTCGATGGTAACATTGATAAACTTTGCGGTTTCAAAATCATTGCTGTACCTCACTTGAAAGCAGGCGGTGCAGACAAAACAGGTATGTTAGGCACATCTCCTGAGGGACATGAATTCCCTACAGATTATGCAGGTGCATTGGCTGTTTGTGCACATCGTACAGCAGTAGCAACTGTAAAACTTAAAGACTTGCAATTAGAACACGCACGTCGTCCTGAATTGCAAGCTGATATGATTATTGCTAAGAACGCTGTAGGTCATGGCGGTTTACGTCCTGAAGCAAGCGGTATTATCCTTGCAAAATAATCTTTAACAACTCTATGGGGGTAGTCTTATGGCTATCCCCTTTTTTGTCTAAGGAGAACTTATGATTTTAACACCACTAACCAAATTGGACGCAGTGAATGAAATATGCGGAGCTATGGGTGAGGCTCCTGTAGACACTTTAGAAAACAGTGAGAATGTCGATACAATTAATGCAGTTCGTATGCTTGAAGCCGAGACAAGAGCTATCCAAGTAATGGGCTGGACGTTTAATACAATAGAGAACTATGTCATGACACCTGACGACAATACTAAACGTATCCACTGGGACGACACAATTTTGTCTATCCAGTTCAGTGATAAGCGTATTGTTAGAAAGCGTGATGAGTGGCTTTATGATGTAACAAATAATACAGATAGGTTTGTATCACCACTGACAGCTAAAGTAATTCAATATGTACCATTCGAGGAAATGCCTCAAGTATTCCGACAATACATCACAGTGAGGACAGCTCACCATTTTGTCGCACGTTACTTAGGCGATCCTACAATCATGCAAGAGCTACAACAAGAAGAAGCTCAAGCATATATGCAGATGATGGAAGCAGAGATTACCTTAGAGCAATCTAATGTACTCATGAACCCTGCTGTACAGAACTACATGAATAGGGGGTAACTAATGCCACTTATACAACAAACAATAAAGAACCTCATTGCAGGTATATCTCAACAGCCTCCTAAGTTGCGTCATGCAGAGCAATTAGAAGAGCAGATTAATGGCTTCTCTACAGAAGCAGGTGGTTTACAAAAGAGACCTCCTACACAGCACATTAAGAGACTACCAGCACTACCACTGAAAACTAAAGTGCACCTCATCAATCGTGATGAAAATGAAAGATATATTGTCGCTTTCACTGGGGATAGTCTTAAGATATTCGACATCAATGGCAATGAGAAAACAGTCAAGATGGAGAATGGAGCAGATACTTATGTAACCTGTAGTGAGCCTAACAAGCAACTTAAGGCAATCACAGTGGCAGACCATACATTCATTGTGAACACTACTAAAGTAGTCGAAATGGATAAGACAAATAAAGCTCCTGACGCATGGACTGAGCAAGGAGCACTTGTCGTAGTCCGTCAAGGTCAATACGGCAGAAAGTACACAATACGTCTTAATGGTACTGACTATACCTATGAAACACCTGACGGCGGGGCGGCTAGCCACTCTAAGATGATAGCCACAGACTACATCACAGAGCAACTCTATAGTAAAGTCGCAGGTACATTTAAGAAGCCTTTTAGTACATTAACAGAAGAAGAACTAAAGAAATACGGAATAACAGTACATAGAGAACGTATTAGCGGAAATGATAATGACTGGGAATTTAACACTTATACATACAAAGGGAAACGCTATAGTGAAACAGACACAATTACCTTTGAGGGGGCTCAAGGCTTAACAGCAATCAAAGGCTCTAACTGGATACAACTTATAGGTAACTTAAAAAACCTAACAGTATCTGATGGCTTTAATGGTGAAGCTCTTAAGTTATTCACTAATACAACTCCTAGGTTTGAAATATTACCAGCGACAGCTCCGAGTGGATATACAGTTATTGTAAAAGGTGAGAAAGCCTCAGATGATGACTACTACGTTAAGTATGACATAGATCAAAAGCTATGGACTGAGACAACTAAGCCTAATACTGAGATAAACTATAACAAATCTACAATGCCTTATATCCTCCGAAGAGAAGCAGATGGCACATTCACTTGTACGACTGCTAACTGGAACGAAAGAAAGACTGGTGATGAGGACAGTAACCCTACACCATCTTTTGTCGGCAATAAGATTAACGATATTTTCTTCTTTAGAAATCGCCTAGGTATTATCTCAGGCGAAGCAGTCAACTTGTCGAGGACATCAGACTTCTTTAACTTCTGGGTAGACAGTGCTACAGCTATTGTCGATACAGACCCTATTGATTTACAAGTATCGCACAATCGAGTGAGCACACTATACAATGCAGTACCATTCAATCAAGACTTATACCTCTTTAGTGCTCAGACACAATTCATTTTGAGAGCTGAGGGAGTACTAAGTCCTAAGACAGCAGTTATCGACCAAGTAACTGAGTTCGACGCAGACACATGGGTTAAGCCTATAGGTGTAGGACGTAACTTATACTTTACAGCTCATAAGACAGACTTTACGACTGTACAAGAATACTTTGCGGTAGCTGATAGTACTACTCAAAAGAACGCTACAGACGTTACAGGACACGTTCCGAACTTCCTAAAGAATAGTATCTATTCTCTTAAGGCTTGTAACAATGAGAACTTATTGATAGCCCTAAGTGATAACCAAAGGGACACAATGTATATCTACAAGTTCCTATTCCTGAATGATAGTAAAGCTCAAGCAAGTTGGAGCTCATGGACATTCGATGGGGAGCTTATAGGGGCTGACTTTATCAATTCTGTTATGTACTTAGTAATTAACCGAGGTGGTAATACATTCCTTGAGAAATTACCAATTAGCTATAATACAAAAGATTTTGTCTCAGAGCCGTACCGAGTAATGCTTGACAGGAAGTTTAAAACGACATTACATGGCACCTTTGATAAAGATACTAAGGAGATGAGGTACGATGTCAAATCAATCTATGGAGACGCTTATTCTGAGCCTAGAGAGTACACAATAGTACTTAAGAATGGCTCAGTGTATTCAGGAAAAGATACTGTAGTTATACCACACCAAGTAGAACCACTGGAGGACTTTGAATGTTTCGTAGGAGTATCCTATGAGTTTAAGTTTATCTACAGCACATTCTTTATTAAACAAGCAAGTCAAACAGGTACCGACACGATACCTAATGACAGACTACAGCTACGCTTCCTGCACATCAATTATGACAACACAGGAGAGTTTGAAGTTATTGTCAATGCTACTGGTAAGACACCTAAGCATTATAAGATGACTGCACGTATTGTCGGTACACCAAGTAATCAAGTCGGTATACACCCACTAGAGACTGGAGAGTTCCGAGTTCCACTAATGGGACGCAATACGGACACTGAAGTAACAGTAATCAATACAAGCCCTTTACCAAGTGCATTTAACACAACAGTATGGCAAGGACTTGTAACATATAAATTTAGACAAATATAGAAAGGAGGAACCTTATGGGTACAGCAAGCTCACAACTATTAGGAGCTATGAACGCTGGAGGACTAGCTACCACTGGCTCTTTAGGAGTAGGCACAAAAGTAGGTATGGGTATGCAACTATTGAGTGCTTATAACAACTATAGAGCTCAAAGGAGACAAGCAGAAGCACAGGCAGACCAAATCATTGCACAGGCTAAAGGAGCGATTAAGACAATGAACTACTCTTTAGGTAACTTTGAGAATGAACGTAGAAATGCATTTGAAGCTAGTGTAGCTCAATTAGGGGCTATTCGTATGCAGGCAAGAGGACTTGAAGAAAGCGTACAGGCAAGCACTGGAGAGTACCAAAGTGGTAAAACAGCCAAGCTATTGGTACGCTCTACGAAAGCTGATGGACTACGAACGACAAATCAAGTGAAAGACAATTATATCCGTAAGAGTGATGAAATAGATCAAAACAAAGAGCGTGTATTCCTGAGCACTAGGGAATATTTGTCTCATCTTGAAACACCTCGTATACCAACTCTAATAGGCGGTATTCTTAGTCAAGCTGGGGCTTTAATGTCGGCTTATAACGACTATAAGAATATGAACGCTAATAGAATTTCTAAGATAGGCGATGGGAGTGGAGTAGGCGGTACCAGTGGCACTCATGTAGAAAGCCTAGTGAGACGCTGGGAACCTGACTACACCTTTAGGAGTGCTAGTCAAAACCCATGGCGAACCAGTGCTAATGATGGTTTTAGCCTAGCAGATACACGCAGAGGAGTACTAGGTTATACAGTTAATGATCCTAAAGCAATCAATTATGGCAACCCTAACATTCGTTACGACACTAATAGTGCAAGCTATCAGTACAGTGCTAATGGCTTTGCTACAGCCTTATCAATCAATATGGACTACCCTAAACTCTTAAGTACTTCTTATCGACAACCAATTAGATTTGGTAACCCACGCATAGGGTATAACCAAGACAACAATCAATACATTTTCAATGGAGGACAATTATAGATGGCTAATAACAATACACAAGTGAGTGGTTCCATAGGTACTGCTCAACAGTTTATGCCTAATGCTCCTCAGACATACCAACAGAATTTGTCTAATGTAGCCTCCGTAGGCTCACCAATGGCACGCTTTACGAATGACGCAGACCTATTAGCAACTGGTTTGTCTCAGCTAGGAGTAGCGTGGAAGCAGTACACAAATGATGAAGAGGAGCGAAAAGAAAAGATAGCGAAAGCTGTAGCTCCTCAGCTATACACAAGTATGACTGAAGCTCAGAAAGAGGGCTTGACTACACGACAAATCTTAGCGACGAGTGGTAAGTTCAATCTACAGGACAATGAGTACGCAGTGGCGACTATTGACCGCATGAGAGGTACTGAGATGGGGAAACGCATAGAGAGCGACTGGCAAATCTATGACGACCAACATCAGCAACAACCTGATTTACCACGACAATTCAATACATTCGATGAGTTCTATGAAGCACGGCTTAAGGACTACATGAGTGAGGAGAACATCGAGAACCAATATGCATTTCAAGGCGGACTTGAAGAGCAACATATGGCGACTAAGATGGCAGTCTTTGATACCTTTACGAAACGTAAAGAAACTCAACTGAAACTAGAGCGTGTCAATGGTATTACTGCAATGGTAGGGGACTTCGCACGGAATAACCCTGACATTACTGTAGAAGATGGCACACCATACCTTGAGAGCTTTATCACTAATATTCGTGAAACAGCGACAAGTGATAGTAACCTTGAGTACAAGCTATTAGGTAACGTAGCAGAAGCAATCTCTAAGACTGGTAATGCAGACCTAGTAGAAGCCTTTGGACAAATGGAGTATGACGATAGACGTCGAGTGAAAGACGTAATTGATTTGTCGGACTATAAAGACGGAGCCAATACGGAAGCCGTTAAGATACGCAATGACAGATTTGTCGCCCTCAATAAAGATATTGAAGCAATCAAGACTGTAGAGGGACTTGATGAGTACTACAACAAGAAGAAAGAAGAGAGCCCTGAGGACTACCGACTTATTGCTCCTTTATACAACCATGCCGTAGCTAACATCAAGACTGAGCAAGCTAGACAACAGAAATTAGCACTCATGAAGCAAGCTACAGAATTAGCTAGAAGCAATGCTAATGCTACGCTACAGCCAATGTTTGACGCAATGCTTGCTGGTAAAGCCTCATGGAATGGTATGGAGTTCCCAAGAAGTGAAGCAGACCTTAAGGATATGGGTATTGATCCTGATATGTTCATAAGTGGTGCGAGAGAAATGCTTAGACAAAGACTACTAAGTGGTCAGTATGACGGCTTACAGTATGTCTTAGCTAACCCACTTATTGGTAACGCTATGCGAACCTCTATGAAAGACCAAATGGACGTAGCCTTAGCTTCTATGGATCAAAGTGGTAATATGCCTGAGATTGTCGGAATTGCTTTGTCGCTCTATAGGGCACGACCAAATATGATACATCAACTCTTAGACCCTAAATGGGCTGGACGTATCCAAGCTCTAGGAAGTTTACAGGATACTATGGGGCAGGACGAGGGCACTAAAATATTCGCTATGGGTATGCAAGCTCTTAGAGACCCTGATACAGCTGAGAAAGTTAAAAAAGACATAGACACAATTCCTATGGGAAGCTCAGAAACATTAAACTTAAGAACTGGTGCATGGGGTTACTTTAGTATTCCTGATAGCACACCTACAGGCTTATTAGGAGCTATCAGAGACCAAGCAGAGATACTTAAGGCAACTGGAAGATTTACAGCAGACCAAGCTATGGAGAAAGCTAAAAGCAATCTAATACACTCTTTTGTCAACTATGATGGAGTGCTTTTACCACGCTCTATCCTCAATACAACTGGTGTAGAAAGTGAAGCGTTCGCTAGTGAGGGTGTACGACACGTATTAGATGAGCTCAAGGAAAAGCAAGGACCTGGCTCATGGGTGAGCTATGATCCCGACCAAGACGTAATTTATATCCGACAATCAGGCTCTATGGAGGGCTTAGCGTATTATCCATGGGACATTGGTAATAGAGCTTATCAATACCTAAACGATACTACAGCAGAAGAACGTAAAGGCTCAGATCCTGAGCATACAGTTGTATATGGCAATGAAGTTATTAATACTGATTTGTCAGGTAGTTCATTAAATCAAGGCAAAAGTAAACTACGAGCATTCTTTGGTTTAGATTAGAAAGGAGGTAACATATGGAAATAAACCCCAATATACTTGAGATAGCCGACATATATCAAAAGAAATATGGTACATCAGACTATTTCAAGAAGCTACAAATAGCACACATGGTACACGAAAGTGGTAATGGTACATCACGACTAGCAGTCGAGGACAATAACTATGGTGGGCTCACTGGCTACTACAAAGGTGCTGGTTTACAGCCTGAAGAAGATGGTACAGCTACATATGGGCACTTTGATAGCAATGAAGAGTACGCTACATATCTACATGATGGCTTCTTTGCACATTATCCTGAAATTCATAATGCTACCTCAGCAGGCGAATACGCAACTATCTTGTATGACAATGGTTACTTTAGAGATAACAGTAAAACAAGAGAGCAAGATATAGACGACTATGGTACTGACATGGCTAACATTGCAGGTGAGACATATGTTCCGGGGGCTAAAGTAGGCAGGCATTATGCTGGCTTCGGAGGACTTGAGAAAGGTGTGGGTCCACGAGTATATGACTTCTCAGATGATGTCTTTGAGCCACTAGCCGATACAAATACAGGTGGCTTCTGGAAGCAAGCTAAAGATAGCTTCTTGAATGAGTGGTATAACAATGGTTCCGTCGCATTACTCCGCACAGGTTATAACACAGCGGAAGCCAATGGGTTTAAACCAGCAGACAACAATTGGACACCTAATGAAAACGACCTTAAGGCAATCGAAAAGTACTTCCCTAATGATCTTGAGACAAGACATTTCTTACTTGCAAATGCTAAGTCTCAAGCTCAACTAGGGGCTCTTATCCAACAAAAGCGAGATGATTTTGCTAGACAAGAACGAGTAGAAAAAGCTGGGTATGGCTTAAAGAGTATCGGTGGTATTTTAGGTACAGTTGCAGACCCTCTTAACTTTATACCAGCAGTAGGTCAAGAAGCACTCATCGGTAAAATGATAGCACGCTTAGGAACACGAACCCTAGCCAACTTAGGAGCTAATAAAGTATTCCAAATGGCTGAGCTAGGGTTAGCCAACGGCTTAATCAATATGGGAGACCAATATGTCGCTCAACAGTATGGCGGTTATACTCCTGACTATACTACAGCATTTCTATTCGGTGCTGGTATGGGTGCAGGAGCACGTTACTTCCAATACATAGGAGGAGACCATAAGACAGCTGTAGGTGCTACACCAACAATGGACAAGTTAGGACGACAAATAGAAGCTGAAACTGAACAAGCACTCATGCAGGCTTCTGACTTAGCGGTACCTAAAGCACCTACTAAAGTTGCAGATGAAATTGTCTTACCTAAGATCAGTGAAGCTGACTTTGTGAAAGACAAAGGCTACACCAATAAAGGTGAATGGGCTGAACACTTATTGCACCATAAGACAAGTAATGAGTGGAAAGAAGCTAGAGACTTCTACGGAATGTCTAACAGCGAACTCAAGTCAAAACTTAAGGACTATGCAAGTCTAAAGGACTACTATGGACGACTAGAGAAAACTTACGACTATACATCAAGACCTTACATCACTAAGCACAATGATGGCTCAGTATCAGTCAATGATGTAGATTTGTCGAATACGTCAGTTATCGCTAATGCAGTAAATGCAGAAGATAACAATTTCTATATACCACTAGCAGATGATGAAGAAATACCATTCATGGACGAGGGCTTTGTCTCACACATTCCTGAGCTCCCTGAGAGCTCTATAGACGTAGGACTTAAGCCTGACGATGAAATACCTTTAGAAGCAACTGGACACTCAGATAAGCCTGCACAGGCACTTATTAAGACTGAAATTAAGCCTGAGGACGATTACTTATATATGGGACAAGGAGGAGTATCCAGCCCTGAAAAAGTAATGATGGAAACTCAAGGGGCTCTAGGTAACAAAGGAGCACTCAAACAAAAGGCAGAACTTAACAAAATCTTTGGTACTACTTACGGACATCTAGCGAATAGCCCATCAGATACCATGAGACACTTCGCTAAGACAATGTTACTTGACCCTAGAGACCGCATGAATAACATCGGTATTCCTATAGAACTTGCTAAGAAAGTCGTACAGAAAGACTACAAAATCAAGATGGCAGTCTTTGAGGACGACTTTAGGAAGTGGTACTTTGAGCGTCCTAGACGTCAATGGTTTACACCTAAGCACGCTAAAGAGGAATTTAATGAGGTAGTCAGCAAGGCTTACCATGAAAAGTACAGAGATGGAAAAGACATATCTCACTATGGAGAAACCATCAATAATGCTGTAGAGCACGTTAAAGACTTCCGTGAGTGGGACTTAAAGAACCTTAAGCAGTCAGGACTTGTCAGTGAGGACTTCGATGGAAGCCCTGAGCTCTACAGACGAGTATCTAAAGACAAATTAGCTTTATTGTCGGAGAAATTCGTTAATGAAGAAGCTAAGAGAAATTTCTTAGTGCACTACATTGAGAGAGCTGTAGACAGAGAAAGACTAGACGAGGGAATTGACTTAAGAACTGAAGCAGAAGCCTACGCAGATCACATTATGAGAGCTGGACAACATCACTTTGACGATGGCGAAATGAAAGACGTTAAGGGCGACAAAAGGCTTGCTTACTTTAAACGACGCTTACCAATGAACACTGGCTTAACAGTTCCACTTAAGTTAAGCGGTGGTACTACTGAGAAAGCACTTAATGACCTCTTTAGTTTTGATACAGACCTAAGGGACACTAATATCATGAACCATATGAATTATGTCTCTAACCGCTCAAGTGGTGCAATAGCAATCAAGCAGGTAACTGGTGTAGATGATGTCGGAGCACTAGCACATCGTTTTGATACAAAAATCAAGAACGAACTAGAGCAAGCCGTACATCTAGGATATGTTAGCGACAAAGAGGCACAGCTTAGCTATGAGGACTTCCATAGAGCTTTTCATCATATCACTGGGGCACGCATATTCGAGGACGTTATTCCTAAACCTGAGCAAGCTATGGATAGACTACAGAAAGTACTATTAGACGCTTCATACGCAATGAATGGTATGAACTTCGGTTTGTCAGCCTTAGCAGAACACGCAGGGGCTGTATCTAAAGTAGGAGCTAGAGCTTTCACTCATTTCATTCCACGCTTACATGATTTTATTCATGACTTAAAGCACTCTAAGTTTGTTACAGCTAAGCAGTTAGCAGACTTTAGAAAAATGGAAATCGGAACATATATGTCGGAAAGCAACTGGTTTGACCCAATAGTAACCGACAGGAATTACCTTGAGAATAACATAGCAGGCTTACATATGGAGGCTCTAGGAGCTACACATGACGGCATAAGTGTAGGAGCAAGATTGACTTCTACTTTGTCTCAAGTACAGCAAATCACTAATCATAGTATCCAATCAATTAAGGCAGACTTAGTACCTGATATGATTGACTGGGCTAATGATGAGTTCTCAAGTACTTTCAGAAAGAACCTCTTTAGTGAGCGAGCATTTAAGCGTGTAGGTATCGACAATATACCTGAGTTTAAAGCTACAGTAAAACACTATTTGTCGGACTTAGACCATAACGATCCTACAGCTCTACGCAAGAGCCTAAGAGAATGGCAAAAGAATGACAATATGAGTTATATCAAGTTCCATGCATTCCTTGATAAGCACTCTATGGACGCAATCTTACAGCCTCACTTTAGTGCAGGTAATACAAGATTGACTGGACACATCTTACCAATTCTTATGCAATTTAAAGCCTTTTCACGAATGGCACTCAATAGCCACTTAATGCGAGCCATGGAGCATTGGCAAAGAGAGGACACTATCCAAACACTTGCTACCATTCTTTCAGGCGGTATGCTATGGGCTATCCGTATGAGAGCTCAAGCAGAGTATATGTATGGTAATGATGAAAAGCGTAAACAAAAGTTCCTAGACAAAACCTTTACAGCTGACAATATCATCACTGCTGGCTTGACAAGAAGCTCTATTTTGTCTCCTCTATCCTTTGGAGATGACGCACGCTCACTTATCTTCGGACGGGGGAGCACAGCTAGAACTACTGTAGACCGCCCTGAGTGGACTGAAGATGGACAACTGATTGATAGCATAGCTGACAGAGCTAAGCAATTCGCAGTACTAGGGAGTGCTATAAGATTATTTAATGGGGCACGAACAGGCTTAGAAGCTATTGGAGCCCTTGAAGATAATCAAAAGAATGGTAAAGGGCAAAATGCTTTGACTGCTGTTTATCCTCTTGACCGCTACTTGCCTATCCAAATATTCCTTACAGGTATGGCTGATATGGCTCATAAGGAGCAACAAGACTTTAAACGAGTTGAAGAGGAGAACGCTAGACGTATTCCAGTAGCTACACCTCAAGTACAACCACAGGCTCAACCTCAACCTAAGCCTCAAGTACATCAACCATCAATACAGGAACTTCTTAAAGATCCTAAGAAGCGTAAAGAATTAACAGATGGGCTAAATGCTGAGAAACCTGAGGCACTTAAAGGACGTAATGCAGATGACTTAAGCGACGATGAGTTAGCTAATTTATACAACGAATATCGACAAATGAAAGGACAATAATACATGATACCACGACTTACCACTAAGACCGTAGTGGGACAGCGTAGCTATAACTTCGGCTTCGACTACCTTGCAAGAGACTTTGTTAAGGTAGAAGTTGATGGGAAGCTATTAGAGTACGATAAGGACTACACAGTGAATGGACGCACAGTGGAATTTGTCGTAACTCCTACAGAGGTAAAACCTTTGTATATCTATAGGGATACTACAACTATTCCTTTAGTTGACTGGAAAGATAGCTCTATTATGACTGCTAGGGACTTAAACCTACAACAGACACAAACAGCTCATCTTACAGAAGAACTTTTAGATACGGCTCAACAAACAAAATTTATACGAGATGAGACTAAAGAACTTAAGGAGAAATTCATTGCAGAAAATGCTTCTCTATCTGAATTGTCTAAGAGCATTGTCTCAGTTAAACTGTTTGGAGCTGTAGGCGATGGTGTAACAGATGACACTAAAGCCTTTAAGAAAGCTAATGATAATCTTAGCGGTAAAATCTTACTAATTCCTAAAGGTAACTATGTTATCCAAGAGCACATGAGCTTCGATAGTGTAGCTGATGTAATGGACTATGGTACATACACATATGTCAAACCATTTTATCCTAATGAGACACCAATGCTACAAGGAGCTAACAATATTGCTAAACTAGCTGACTTCCAATATGATGAGCCAGTAAACCAAGTACAAGGCTTTACATATAACGACAAGAAAGATGTATTTGTCATTGCTTGTATCAACAGCGATAGTACTGTACAGCACATCTATGAGATTAACGCTGAGACAATGCAACGAGTAGGCAAATATGAGTTCGCAGAGGAACGCTTAGGGCACTGCAATACGCTTGCCTATAACAAACATACAGATAAAATCTATCTTACAAATGGTAAAGCATACTCAAATAATATTGTCGTGCTCAATGCTAATACTATGCAGATTGAAAATAGTATCACTCTTAATGAGCGTGTATTTAACCTTGCGTATGATCCTATAACACGGACTTACGCTTCTATAGTTCCAGTATCAGGAAGCCAAAGACTTCGTGATGTAAACCTCTATGGAGACAGTTTTAAGCTCTATAAGTCTTATCGTATAGACTACGAATATAACGACTTTAACAACAATGGGGCTCTAATGCTCAATGGTGCAGTCATGTCGGCTACCCTAGGAAGCCTTGTAGAAATCACACCATTCGGACACTTAAAGCAAATCATTGAGTTTAACCCTAAATATGAAATAGAAGATATTGCTTATCGCAAAGGCAAGTTCTACTTCGCAGTACTCATTATGCAACCTAACAAGAAGCATAAGGTAGAAATCTATATCGGCAACCCATCTAAGAGCTTTGAGAACTCCTTAGCAACTCAACAGTTAGAAGCCAGCTTCGTAAAGACAACAGGTGGACTATTAACTGGAGCACCTATACTAGCTAACAATATTTCTCTTCAAGGTAAAGATAGTAAAGGGACATCGCACCATATGGCTCGTATCACTGATAAGGACAACTTTGAGCTAGGTATGGCAGACACTGACTTAATTCTTGTCGGAAAACGAAATAGAGTGTATGACAGAGCTAAAAATAAGACTGGTGATATTTTGTCTACAGTTGATATAGGCACGACCATTCCTGACATGGCGACAATAGAGAGCACTTACCTTAAGAAAGCAGGCGGTGAACTCACAGGAGCTCTTATCTTGCCTAATGGTGTATCTATCCAAGGTAAAGACGCTAATGGCGGTTCTCATCACATTGCACGGATCATGGCTAATGGCACTCTTGAGATTGGTATGGCAGATACACGGACGATATTTGTTGGTAAAACTTTAGAGCACTACGACCGCTCCGATGGACAAATCTATCCAGTCATCACTAAGAAAGACAAGACAGAGCTTGAGACAAAGATACAAGAAATCAAAAATCAAACCTCTAATATCTTTACGCAAGCTACAGCTGACACAAGATACCTACAGTTATCAGGTGGCAGTCTTACAGGAGCACTTATCTTACCTAACAATGTCTCATTACAAGCTAGAGACAGCAAGGGAAGTGCTCACCATGTACTCCGTATCATTACTAACGATACTCTTGAGATTGGTATGGGGGATACAGAGACAGTATTTGTCGGTAAAACCTTTAAGTACTTTGATAGAACTGACAATAAGACATATAGAGTAGCTACAGAGAAAGACCTTAAGAATATCTTAACGACTGAAACAGTTGACACTAAGATAGCTGAGGTTAAAACTCAAGTAGACGCTAAGGCAGACAAAGCGACAACTGAGCAAAAACTTAATGACTTAACAACAGCAGTAGGCTCTAAGATTGACGCTAACAGTCTAACACCTTATCTGACAAAGAATGACGCTACAGTTAGCTATTTGTCTAAAGAGGGGGCTCAGGATACTTACCTATCTAAAGCAGACGCAGAGACAACTTATGCTAAGAAATCAGAGATACCAGCTGGAGGCGGTGGAGGTGGCACCACAGCATTGCCTTATAGTGAAGTAACGAGTGCTAATGACTGGAATACCTATACTGATAGTGGAGTGTACAAGGTAACTGTAACAGGCGGTGCTAACGTACCTACAGCACAGCCATGGGGAGTAATGGTACCTAATGGCTTCCTTAAAGTATCCAACTATGGAGATAGCAAGTTTATAGACCAGTACTACTATACAGCCAATGGTGAAGTGTACTACCGCTTCTTTGCAGACAACCGCTGGAGATCATGGGGACGAGTACAAACATCTCTTAATGGTTCCGTACACTTATATGGCGGTAAAGAACTTAAGTAACAGAAAGGAGATAATATTTGTTAATACCAACAGCAGTGCTAGGAGACGCTCTTCTAGCACTTCTTTTAGTTATCATTATTGTATTTGTCGATACGCTTACTAAGTGGACAGCTATTGCTATCCGTTATTGTAAAGACAAGGACTATTATCCAACAGTAATGAATTTGTTTAGAGCTGTTTTCTTCCGAGCATGGGAGACTGGTTATTTAGAAAGTAAAAAGTACAAGTGGAATATCATGATTAAATTTGTCTCTTATTCCACAGTTATACTCTTAGCAGTCTTTATTTACCTGCTATTCCCACAATATGAGGTACAAGGCTTCCACATCGGAAAAATTGTAGCTCTTTTGTTGTATGTAGGGGTAATCTTTGCAGAACTCTTTAGTATCGCAGAGAACTTGAAAGAAGCTGGCTATGAGAGAAGCCAATTATTTGACAGAGTACTTGAAGCAGGACTTAGCAGAATTGGAGTGAACTACAGAGTAGATGGCGACAAAATGGCTGAGCTTCCTAAGAAAGTATCTACAGAAATCGAAAGGAGAACTGATGAGAGAAATTAAATTTGAGGAGTTGTCGGACTACACAGTCCCTGCTAGAGGTGCAATCGACAAGATTTACTTGCACTGGACAGCAGGGCATTACGGACAATTCTTTGGGGACTACCACTTGAACATCGACGCTGATGGTAGCCTACACACTGATATAGACAGCTTTATGGACTTGAAAGCTCACACATGGAGACGCAATAGTCGTGCTATTGGTATTTCTATTTGTTGTTGCTATGGAGCCTCTATAGACGCTGATGGCAACATTGATTATGGCTCAGAGCCTCCTACACAAGACCAATTAGACATGATGGCTAAAGTTGTCGCTAAGCTATGCGTAGAGATTGGTATTTACCCTGAGGGGAACGTATGGACACACGCTGAAGTAGCTGACTTCGATGGCTATGGTTTACATGATGACGATCCTGATATGCGATGGGACTTATATGGTTTAGGCTGGCAGATTAGACAGAGAGTGAGGGAGTATATCAATGAGTGGAGTACCGAACAAACACACGATTAAGAACTGGCTAAAGGTAATCATACCGCTTATCCTTGTGATTGTCGTAGGCTTCCTAGCGTACCGCTTTAACACTCATGAGGTTCCTGAAGAGCCTACATACACACCAAAGGCTCCTATCCATGTAGAACATGAGAGAAAACAAACGACTACTTTTGAATACTTACCAAAGACTGTAGACCCTATTACGGGGGTTCGTGAGGATACCGATGTACAATTCACGACTAAACAACAGCCACTTGTAGTTAATGTTAATGGCAAGCGTCATGAAATTGCTACAGACAACGTAAAGGAAGAACATAAGTTAGACAATGGCAAGCTAGTAGTAACTGAAACACATGAAGCAGTACTAGACCTAAGAGTACCTGAACAGCCACGCTTTAAGAAAGGCATTTATGTCGAGACAGACTTTAACAATGATAAGGCAATTACAGCAGGAGCTAGATTGTCGTACCAAACACCAAAGTTTGACGTAGACCTTAAGGCTGACCTTTATAGTCAAAAAGAACATACGAAAAGAACAACACTAACCGCTACTGGTTGGTTCTAACCAATAGCCCTCTATGGATATTCCGTAGGGGGCTTTTTTATATTCCTAAGGAGGCATATTGAGACAAGCACTAATTAAAGGGAGCAAGACAGATGAATGGTACACACCACTGGAAACAGTTAAGACAATGCTTAAAGTATTCCCACCTAAAAGAGGCGACCATATTTGTCTACCATTCGACACAAAAAAAAGCAATTTCTATAAAGTCATAACCAAAGATTATGATCCACAAGCCATCTATGGAATAAACGATTGGCTAACAAAAGATTATGAATACGACTATCTAATCACTAACCCTCCGTACAGCAATAAAGATGAGATTATTGAACGCTGTATCGAGAGCGGTAAACCATGCGTATTAGTGCTACCTATAGAAAGCCTAGGCGGTGTAAAGCGTCATGCACTCTATAAGAAAACTAATATAGCTATCTATGTACCAACTAAACATATCAAGTTTATTAGTGAAGATGGTGAGGATAGTAAAGCACCTGCACACCACAGCATTGTAATGCTCATCAATGCAAAGCGTACAGAGATTATATTTGAGCATGAATTAGAACACTAAGGAGAACATATGGCGAAAGTAATTAGAACTCAAATGAAAGCTATCAGAGCAAAATGTTTAGATTGTTGCTGTAACGACACTAAAGAAGTAGACAACTGCACTGTAGAAGATTGTCCTTTATGGGACTACAGAATGGGAAAGACACCTAAAGGAGTTGTAAAGGTAAACAAGCTAGACCTTAATGCTACACGAAAGAAAGGAGAATAAATGAATATTAAACCTGAGATTTTAGACCAATTAGCAGAGCTTGAAGTAGACGCACTACTTGAGGGCTTGCAAGACCCTGAAACAAGACTTAACCCATCATTCCTAGAGAAAGTCCGTAGGTTCTTACGAGACAATAAATTGGAGACCACTCCTGAACTTGCTATTGAAGTAAAGAGAGAGACACATGAAATTCCAGTGTTTGACCCTCCGACACTCATGGACGAGCACTATGGTGATCACTAATGGAGTGGACTGAAGAACAGATAGCTAAGGCTAAAGAGGACTTTAGAGTATTCATATACATGGTATGGAAGATGATTAGTCTACCTGACCCTACACCCATACAATACGACATAGCTCATACATTACAGAACTTACCAAATGACCGCTTTATCATTGAAGGGTTCCGTGGTGTAGCTAAGTCATTCATTACTTGTGCATATGCTGTATGGACACTATGGAGAGACCCTCAGAAGAAAGTAGAGATTGTCTCCGCCTCTAAAGACCGAGCAGACGCTAACGCTATCTTTATCAAACGAATTATCTATACACTACCATTCCTAGCTCATCTAAAGGCTAGACCAGACCAACGAGATCAACAGAACTTATTTGATGTCGGTCCTGCTGTTCCTGATATTTCTCCTAGTATTAAGTCAGTAGGTATTTCAGGACAGTTGACAGGTAGCCGTGCAGACTTATTGATTGCCGATGACGTTGAAGTAGCTAATAATAGTGGCACTCAGACACAACGAGACAAGCTCAATGAAGCTGTTAAAGAGTTTGACGCTATCATTAAACCTAAGGGACAAATCGTATATCTAGGTACTCCTCAGAACGAAATGAGCTTATACAATGAGTTGCAACAGCGTGGTTATCGTTGTCGCATATGGACTGTATTGTATCCTGAGAACTTATCTGAAAGAGAGTTCTATGGAGACCGCTTAGCAAAGATTATAGCTGACAAATACGACAATAACCCTGAGCTCTACGCTGGGAAGCCTACAGATCCTAGACGATTTGATGAGGAAGAAATTTATAAGCGTAGATTGTCTTATGGTAAAGCTGGCTTTGCACTACAGTTTATGCTTAACACTAACCTAAGCGACCAAGAGAAGTACCCATTGAAAGTACAAGACTTGATAATTGCTAACTTGTCGCTTGATGAAGCTAATCTCAAGTGGTACTGGAGTAATGACAGACAACTCCGCATTAATGATTTACCTTGCGTAGCACTCAAGGGCGACTACTTTTATGAGCCTCAGGGACGTTCTAATGAAGTCTTTGAGTACACAGGTACAGTCATGGCAGTTGACCCATCAGGTAGAGGTAAAGATGAGACCTCTTATGCAGTCGTTAAGTATCTCAACGGCTATCTATTCGTACTTGAAGTAGGTGGTACTAGAGAGGGCTATAGTGATAGTACACTCCGACAACTGGCTAATAAAGCAAAAATCTATGGAGTTAATGAGATTGTCGTAGAGGGCAACTTTGGTGATGGTATGTTTTCACAGCTCTTTAAACCAGTGCTTAATGACATACACCCTTGTAGCGTTACTGAAGTAAAGAACTATGCTCAGAAAGAGGCTCGTATCATTGATACACTTGAGCCAGTCATGATGAGGCATAAATTGATTATCCATAAGCAGGTTATCATTGATGACTACCAAGTCTATGAGAACGCTCCTGCTTACTCTTTAATTTACCAAATGACACGCTTAAGCAGAGACAGAGGAGCACTGGCTCATGATGACCGCTTAGACGCTTTATGTATGGCAGTAGCCTACTGGTTAGCAGTCATGGATAGAGACGAAGAAATTGGTATGCAGGAACAGATAGAAGCTAAGCTAGAGCAATGGCTTGATCCTGACAAAGGGATATTCTACAGAGATGAGACAAACCAAATGCGACCAATGGGACGCTCAGAAGCTAAAAGGATAAGCACCTATAATATGCTTAAGAACTACTAACCACTAACCCTAAGGAAGTCAGAACGATTTCTTTAGGGTTTTTGTGGCTATTAAGCGTGCACAGAGGTTTATTTTGTCGCCTAGAGATTGTCTAAGGTATTTATACCTAAGGAATGACATGAGCCTCTACACACGCTCAACAAAAATCGCCATAGAGGCTGGTGGCTTATTAAAGACAGAAATAAATAAGAGTACTATAGGAACTCTTTAGTCCCTCTATAAGCACGCTTAAGAACCTCTCTTAAGTATCTCTTATAGCACTCTAAAGTTCTCCTATGTATAACTTATTGTAATACTCTTATGATTATTTCTCAATGTACCCACGAGATAGAAGAGTATCTTCTAGCTCTCTTTAGTTTTAACTAAAGTCTATCTATTAGACAACTTGAGTAATCTATGTCAATAGCTTCTCAAGAAAACTAATAGGCTTATTTAGAACTTAATTTAGTTATTAACTCTTAAGACAGCAATAAGAAACTTATAGATTTTTTAGTTGTAACTAACGAAGTTTAGCAAACTAAAGGAACTCTATAAGAATACTATTAGATACTCTTAATTACTTCCGAACCATACACCTTTAATGATATACTTAAGGAGTAGTATAAAGTACTCTTTAGGTATTCTAAAGAGGTGAACTTAATGACATATTTAGAATACATTAATGAATGGTTAAAGTATAAAGAAAGTGAGTACTCTTATAGCACCTTAAGAACCTATAGAGCCCTAATTAAGAAGCACTTTATACCATTCTTTAGAGACACAAAAGTAGAGGACTTAACACGACTACAGTTACAGCATTTCATCAATACACTAAAGACATCACAAAAGGTCTGTATAGCACTGCTTAAGAGAACCCTAAAGGAGCTCTACTACGATGAGCTAACCACTAAGGACTTCTCTACACAGCTAAGGAAGCCACCAAAGGCACACGTTACAAGATCTAAACAAGCACTCACAAGGGAGCAAGTAGCCCAGCTATTCGACTACCTGAAGCCTAACTACTGGCACTACTTTATTCGCCTACTGTTTAACTCAGGACTACGAATAGGGGAAGCACTAGCTTTACAGTGGTGCGATGTCCTTTGGTACACTAAAGAACACACTTTAGTTCCTCAAAGGGAATACCACCAGTGCTCTTATGTAGTACTAAAGATAACAAAGACATTTGATGAACATATGGGAGCTC